CCAAAGTCTACTCCTGTATTTGAAGCTGAACTAGACCTTATAAATCCGTTATCCGTTGCAGAATGAACGTGTAGTGGTTGTTGAGCGTTATCAGTTCCAATACCAAGTCTACCTTGAGAATCAATACGAGCGTTTTCAGTAGCTCCGTTTGAAAACGAAACAATAGGAGAATTTATCTTTGTGTGCGCCCATCTACCTCCATCGTATCCCATATTAAGGGTAAGAGAGTTATCAGTTTCAGGAGTTAAATAAGAATTACTTCTGTTGAAATACAATCCTTGACCTTGAAGTTTTGTATAAGAAGCATCCGTATGTACTGCTTTTATAACACCATCAACCTCTAGCTTCTCAGCAGGAGCATCAGTCCCTATACCTACATTACCATCAGAATCAATACGCATTTTTTCAGCACCACTAGTATAAAATTTCATTGGCACACTTCCATCAGCAAGCAAGCTTACTTCATCATTATCTGTATATACTCTAAAAAATCTTGTACCATCGCCAAATCTTGCAACATTACCTGTAGCCTGTACATCTAATTTATGCGCAGCACTATCAGTCCCTATTCCTATATCTCCTTTAAAGTAAGAAGGTAAATCTACCTCAGAGTTTATAGCTCTTGCTGTACCTCCTACAGTATGAAGACCTTCATCTGGTCTTATAGCTAAGTAAGAAAGGTCATTTGTAATAGTTCCACCTGTTCTGTCAAAATCTAACAATAGAACTTGAACATCACCAACAGTTGCTGCATCTAAACTACACGTTAAGTGATTTCCTTGCAAGAAATTAACAGTAGTGTTTGCATTAGTAACACCAGCGTTAACACCCATCCCTCTTATATAGTCTATAGTGTTTGTACCGTTTCCTTTTGCTTCTACCTTTATAACACTACCACTTAAAAAGTCTACATCTCCACTACCTGTCTGTTCTGATTGTATTAAGTTACCATAAATAAACTCAGCTCCACCTGTACCTGATTGTCTACCTACTTGATTACTACCAACAATTCCCCCATCTAAGAATGAGCTATTACTAACTACTCTATTAACCGAAGCATAAGTAGCTCCGCTGGCTGTTGCTGTGTGAGCTCTATTTACATCTAACCAAGTATTTACATTAGTACCTGTAGAAGTAGAGTTTGAAACACTAGCAAATTGAGAACCTGCAATAGAAGATTGAGTTCCTATTCCTACGTAAGTATCTCCGTCATATATAATACTATCCTGTAATCCTTCAGTTCCATCCCATTTAACAACGTAGTTATCTGTTCCATTAGGTAAGTTAGATAAAGCAGTATAATCAGTAGTACCTGATTCTCCTTGTATTCCTTGCTCACCTTGGTCTCCTTGTATACCTTGACTACCCGCTGTTCCTTGAGGACCTTGTATTGAACCACCATCAACAAAAACACTTCCATCAAATATATGTAAGCTATCGTCAGATTGAACTAAATAAGCATCACCCTGTGCGTTACCTGTAGAAGGTAAAGAAGCTTCGTCAGCTACGTCACCCATAAAAGTTACACCTGAACCTGTAGAACCTTGTATACCTTGTATACCCTGAACACCTTGAATCCCTTGTTCACCCTGAATACCTTGGATACCTTGAGCACCTGTATCACCTGTAACACCTGTGTCTCCAGTAAGACCTGTATCACCTGTATCACCTTTAGGTCCTCTTAAAGGACCTACGAAGATTGTTACTACCTCTTGGTTGTCTATTACTGTTACTTGTATATTATCCATTTGTTACGTCTTGTATTATGTTAAATGTTCCGCTTACATAAGTTTTAATGTCTCCATTAGGAAATGTTGTTTCCACGTCATAGTAATAAGTACCTACAGCAAAATCAATAGGAGTAAATTTATCTATCTCAAACATACCGTTAACCGCGTCAGTCATCGTTATACCTGCTGTAGTATCTATACTCTTAACAACGTGACCTTTCCTGCTTCCATTTCTGAACTGAACCTTTACAACAACTCCTGTTAAATCTATAGGAGAACCGAAACTGTCATTATATTCGAACTCTACACTTGAGAATGTATCGTTCTTTATTCTATCACTTAATCTTTTTATTACCATCTTCTATGTTTTTTTTGGTTTCAGTATCTAAATTGTCTATAAAAGAATCTAATTTGTCTTTATAAACTGTCTTTAATTTGTATTTGTTTATGTCTTCCAATCCCATCTTGTTAAAGTTATCCTAAATAAAATCCTACTGTATTAGAATCCTTATCAGGACTCATGTCTTCCGTAGTATTATTATACTCAGGAAAGTTAATGCTATTATCACACAAGTGATTAATAAGTCTGTTTGTATAGAAAACAGCCTTATCGTTAGCTCTATTAGCTAATCCTGCAATCTCTTCTCTATCAAGTGGTGAAGCGTTCTCTGAAGAATGCTTAAATAAGCCCTTATTAGACATTGTATAGCTTGCGAAAGGTATATACTCAGCTTGAGTGTACCAAGCCAACATAGGCTTTATAAAGTCGTCTAAGAGACCTTTATAATCAGCGTTAGCTACATCAACTATAGTTCCGTTAGAAACTAGTAACATAAGCTTCTTATATAGCTCAGTACCTAAATAGTTTTGTACATGCATATCTTGTGCAGTCTCTATGAATTGTAACATAGAATCAGGGTCTACATTACCAGATATGATACTCTTCTTTTTTACGTATGTATCCGAAACGAATAAAGCCTTTGCCATTATCTATTATTTTTTATATTAAACATATCTTTTATCTTACTTAGTATAGTAGCTTTATCTTCCTCTTGTGTAAATATAGCTTCTATTTCTGCATCACTTATCATTTGAGTTGATAGTTTCTCTCCTGTTTCAATCTCTCTAGTAGCTTGATTCTGTACATTATCTAAATCACTAAACTCAATAGGTTGTAATGTTCTGAAGTATAAGCTTAAGTATATTTTGTTTACAGCTAGTATCTTATTTAAAGCATCTACAATGTTCTGTTGAAATGGACGTATAACTATGTTATCCATTAAGTTAGAAGCAACTTTAAGTTCCTCTGCATTATTACCAAATCCTGTGTTATCTTTAATCCCTAAAAGGATTGGAGATACAATACCATGACCTAGCATTATCTTTTCTCTTGACTCTTCTGATAAGAATTGATACTGAGCATGTGCATCTGGTAAATGTACAGGGTCTATATTAGCAGCAGTTTCTTTATCTTCATTAAAGCTTAAGATGAATTTCCCACTGTTAGAACTACCACCAAACTTATCTGATATCTTTCTTTCTATCTGTCCTTGTACTTCGTCAGAAGGTACTCCGTTATTAAAGTTAATTAATAAGCTAGGCTGTAATCCGTTTTCGATATTAGATAAATGATAGTTAGATACTTCTTCTTCTAGTTGACTGTACTGTATAGAAGATTGATAATCACAAGGAGAATAATAGTAAAAGCCTGATGTATAAGTTCTTACAACAAATAACTCGCAAATTTCTTTCTTAGAACCATTACCAAATGTAGGTACTCTTCTAGGTTTGTCAGATACTTTTTTATTCTTCCAGTCAGGATGATAATAATATGCTTTTATAACTCCTGAAGAAGTCTTCTCTGCTCTAAGAGTTTCCATAGGGTAATGCTTAATAGCAACTACCTTAGTTTTGTTTTTATTGTATAATACTTTAAAACATCCTTGTCCTAATAGTTTTCTGTCTCCAACTACCTTTCTAAGCTCTCCTTCATCTATAAGCTTCTTCATCTCAATATAAGAATCTCTATTGATATTTCTGTCAACAGCATCTATACCTCTACCGTAAATCATATCACTAATACCGTTAATACAACGAGCATTAGTAGGAGAACCTAAGAATCTATCAACTAACTCATCAAAGTAGTCATTGTTAGCTCCATATTCTACATAGTCTTTGCCTGAATATTCTTTTACTGCAGGTCTCTCATAGCTAGATAAACCAACTATTCTCAAATTACCTTTTTCTTTACTCATATATTTTAATTTCATCAGAGTCAGTAGATACGTCTATAGTAAACTCCCCTTTGTTAATACTGTATTCTTCATTACTAGAACCTGTAACAAAAGCTTTATCCTTAAAGATAACTTTTTTATTAGGTTCAGCAGCAGGAGTATCTAAATAACACCACTCTTGCGTGTTAGAATCAAATTCATAATCAGATGAAGATTGTGATACCTCCATAAAGTAATAAGCCCCTTCTATTAAAGATGTAAAATCCAAGTCAATAGAAATACCTTTACCTGTATCTTCGTGTGAAGATGCTGTAACAGTCTCTGTAGTCTTAGTTCCATCTCTAGTTATCTTAACGTCAATATCCAAAAAGGCATTGTAGTTTCTAGGGATAATTACTATGTTGTTAGTAGTTATGTCTTTATCTAATAGTTTCATACTATAAGATAAGAAAGTAGTGTTTTTGTTTTTATTGTATAAAAAAAGAGCTACCGATTAAGATAGCCCTTTATTTAATTGTATTTGAGTCTAATTAAGAACCAGCTACGATACTTCCACCAGCAGTAACAAGTGTAGTATCTAAGAAATTAGCAGGAGCTTTCTCCATACCAGTTAAGGTAAGAGTATAACCTGACATATCACCCATAGCAGTACCTGTAACGATAGTACCACCTGTAACTTCCATTCCGTTGATTAAACCAGCAATGAAAAAGTTTTCATTTTGGTCTTCAATAACAACGTGAGGATGTCCGAAGGCAATTAATTTAATTTCTTTATGGTCTTCTTTAGTAAGCTTAGGAAGAGAAACTTCCAATACTTGTTCAAAAGCAACAGTTCCATTCTCAGCAGACGCTTGTACGTTCTGTGTTAAAGAAGAGCTAAAGTGAACATCATATTTATAAGCAGATACAGAAGTACCAATCGTATCAATAACATCAGTATCAGTAGCGTTGTAAACGATACCGTCTACATCACCATAGTTGATGAAGTATATATTTTTAATCCCTCCAACAGAACCTTTACAAGGCTTCAATCTTCCTAGAGATAAATTTTCGCAAGACATATTTTATATATTTTATAGTTAATTAATTGAGTAATTGGGGAGCGTTAACTCCCCATTACATTTTTGCTATTAAGCGTACCAAACGATTTCAGAACCGATAGCGTAGTTTACTGCAGCAGTATAACGCATAACGAAACGAACATTTTGAGAACCGTCTAAGTCAGCCATGTCTAAAACTTTAATCTCGTTAGTGTCATTCATAAGACCTGTACCGAAATGTAAGTTAGAAGATTGAGCAGCAACCATATTACCAGCTGGTAATCCGTTAGCCATAAAGATAGAAACTCCTTCGAACTGTAAGCTACCAAATCCTTGGTTAGAACCTTGATTTAAGTAACCATCTCCACCACCTTGAAGTGCTAAAGAAGAAACGTAAGCTCTTAAGATATCAGAAGAAACGTATAATTTTACATCTTCTTTACCATAGATAGTTTGAGGAATAGCGTTAACTACTTTTCTCATTTCAGCTTGAATTGTTCCTGCAGTTACAGCAGCTCCAGCTACATCTACTACAGATGCATCAGCAGCAAATAATGCTAAGAAACCATCGTATTCACCTTCGTTAGCGTCAGCTCCATTCCATAGAATAGTCTCGTTAGCTGTAGCTACTTCAGCAACAGTTTTACCGATGATGTATTCAGCTAAAGATGGAGGTAAATTATCATGTGCAGATAATCCCATAGACATTGCGTCCCAATCAGAACGGAAATCTTGCTTACAAAGAGTAAAGTTTACTTGAAATTCTTTTGGCTCAAGTGTGTTCTCAGTGATGTCAAGAGTTGCAGTTGGAGTAAAGTCACAAGTACCATCCTTAATAAGGTCACTCATTTCTACTCTCTTTAAGACTTGCTTAAATTTAATGTTTGGCTTTACAGTCAATCCACCATTTCTTATAGTAGTTGGTTGTAGTAAAGCTGCAGAGATAAAAGGCATTGCTTTTTCTCCAGCGTAAGTTGTTGTAATGTTTGTTGTTGTAGCCATTTTGCTATTTTTTTTATTTATTATTTATTAAAAAGTGTGTTGAAGACATGGTCTTCAGTTGTTAAATTTCTATTTTGAGCGTATAAGTAACTAGCTTTAGTTTCTACAACTGCTTCAGGAGTATGGATTAAATCATCAACTATCTCTTCAGATTTAGTTTCGATAACTTCTTCTTTTACTTCTTCAACAATCTCTTCAGCAACCTCTTCTTTTACTTCTATCACCTCTTCTTCTTTTACTTCTTCCTCTTTCACTTCCTCTGATAATTTAGCAGGAACTTCTTGTGGAGTTGAAGGCGAAATGCTTTCCAATACTTTGGTATACATCTCTTTTATTTCAGCTATCGCAGAATCAAACTCTACTTTTGAAACAGCTACAGGTACATCTACGGGAGCAGGCGAAGGAGCTTCTTCTTTTACAGCTTCCTTTGTCTCTTCTGTTTTTGTTTCCTCTTCAGCTAAAACAACTTCTTCCTTTACTTCAATACTCTCAACTTCGTTTCCTAGCGCTTTGCTAGAAAGCTCAACGATAGCCTTGAATAATTCTTTAGGGTTCTTCATAGTTTTATTTACATTAATAATTATACATTATAATAAGAAAGTACCATAAGTGTTTTATATTCAGTCCCAAAGACCAGCTCTCTCATTACTCTCATTTCTATCAGAAGAATCATTATCTACGTTAGACACTGTCCCTCCTGTTAAAGAGCCTATCCCCTGACTCCAATAGTCAGGGAATTTGCACTTTCTTTTTTCGCATTTACTCATCGTGTAAGTATTCTTACATTTACAATATTTAGCTCTCATTATGTTAGTCCGTTAATATTTACAGTCTGTATATCATTACTTACCATACTATTAAGCTGTAGCTTAGTATTGTTTTGGTCTGTATAAGCAATTTCGTTTCTTATACCATTAGAATAAGAATCTTGACCACCATCACCCATTAAATAAACTTGAGTAGATAGATAAGCAGAAACAGGAGCAGGGAATGTACTAGGGAATAATCCATTAGTAGAACCTCCCGTACCTCCTGTTGCTCTATATGATACTCCTGACTTATAATCAGATAACCATTTAACAGGGTCTGTTATCATTAGTTTAATTTCAGCATCAGTAGGCATAGCTACATTAGACTTTAAAGTAGTACACACAAAGCTAGCTACTTTACCGTGAAAGTTTCTATTATTACCTCTTCCTCCTATTGTGAAATC